GGTTCTTGGTTTGGAATTGTTAAATGCGAAAACGATGAGATTTATCAAAAAGCATTGAGTGGACATTACAACGGTTTTAGTATCGAAGGTAAATTCATTGAAGAGGCAATCGACAAATATTTCAAAGTAGATGTAGCAATTCCCGAAACGAAAAACTTATATAATAAATTAATCAAAATGAACTTATCAAAAGAAGCAAAAGAATTATTTGAAGGTATCGTTAGTTATTTTTCAAAACCTGAAGTTGCAGAACCTAAAGTAGAAAAGTTTGAAGAATTGCTTTTGGTCGATGGTACTACGAAAGTAACCATTGAACCTGAAGTAGCAGTTGGTTCGGCTATCGCTTTATATGCAGAAGATGGTACACCTATTCCCGCTCCAATTGGTTCTTATGAACTTCAAGACGGGCGTATTATTGTTGTAGAAGTTGATGGTGTAATTGCCACAATAACTGAAGCAACAACAGAGGAAGAAGAATTAGACACTGATATTTCGACTGAAACAGCAGCGCCTGAAAACGCAGCGGTTAAACGACTAATCGAACGTATCGAAAAAGTATCTGAATTTGAAAAACAAATTGAGGAACTAAAAAAAGAAAACGAATTTTTACACAAAGAATTAGACACTATTAAACTTGCTAACGCTGAGTTTAAAAAAGTGACTGAAGACGCTATTGCCAAACTGTTTGGTAAGGAAGCAAAAAAACCAGTGGTTGCAGTGAAAAAATCATTCAACCTAGAAAAAGAAAAAAGTATTTACCCATTCTTAAATAAATAGAATTATGAGTTTAGTAGTATCAGGTTTAACAGCCTATGTAAATGAAAGTGAATTTCCCTTAGTTGGTGCAATTCAAGTATCTCCCGAAATGACTGCCGCAGGAGTTACAATTAAAGACGGTATTAAAGGTTCAATGCGTTTGCATTTTGGTGAGACGGATGTTATCTTCCAATCAGGTGGTGGATGTGGTGGCGCTGCGGCAGGAACTACAACCTTAACTGAAAAAACGTTAACAGTTGGACGTATTAGAGTTCGTGAGGATATTTGCTTTGATGACTTGGCAGGTAAATACATGGAGATGAACATGAAATCAGGTTTGCTTAACGGTAAACAAATGGAGCCTGAAACATGGGCTGCTTTTTACTATTCTGAAAAACAAGCAAAGATTAACGCTCAATTGGAGTTAAGTGACTGGCAAGGTGATACTGCAAGTTTAGCAGCGAACTGGAATAAATATGATGGTCTTATAAAGCTAATTGATGCAGGTTCACCTGTAAACGGTAACACGGGTTCTTTGACTTCAATCACGACTTCAAATATTATCGCTGCTTTGGATTCTATGTTCTTGGCAATTCCAGCTAACTTAAAATTTAGAACTGACTTAGTTCTTTATTTGCCTTGGACTTGGTTTCAAATGTATGGCGTTGCAACTAAAAACGCTAACTACTTTGCAAACTCAGGAGGTCAAGAAAACATCGCTAAAATCTTGGGTACTAACGTAACGTTAAAACCTACTTACGGATTAGAGGCGGGTACACTTTCAACTTACAAGCGTATGTTCTTAACTTACCCTTCAAACTTTGTTTTGGGTATGGACTTAGAATCAGACAAAGAAGTAACAATGAGAATTGACCCTGTAACAAATGAGAAAGTTATCTACGAGGCACAATGGTCAAGAGGATGGCAAGTAATGTTTGTTGGAGATGTAGTTGAGTTTACATTATTCGGTTCTTAGTAATTAATTAAATAACGGGAGGGGTGAAATGCCTCTCCCATTTTAAAATATAAAAATATATGGCTTGTTCTTTAGCAGCATCTGTTGGATTTGATTACGAATGTAATAACGGTGCGGGTGGACTTAAACAAGGTTCATTATTAATTACAGATTGGGATAACGTGGCAGGTGGTGCAACTATCACAGCGGGAGAAATGACTGCTTTAGTTCAAGACGCAGGAACTTCTTTTAAACGTTATAAAATCCGTAAGGAAATTATGGCTTTTGATGGAACTTCAACGACTGACCCGTTAACAGGTTCAAACGTTCTTGAAACGGTAGTTACTGCTGCTCTTTACAAATTGTCTAAAACAAAATCAGTAGAATTAAAACTTGCGCAAGGTACACCGCTAATGGTTATCGTTCAAGATAACAACGATATTTACCATGCTTTCGGTTACGAAAACGGTGCAGAACTTTTGACTGTTCAAGGTATGTCGGGTAAAGCGTTGAATGAGATGAATGGTTATAACTTAGCTTTTACAGCGAGAGAACAAAACCGTTATACAGTTGCATCAGCATTGATGGCAACAATTTTAGTTGAAGGTGAGAACTCTTAATTAAAAAGTTCTGGTTAAAAATTAAGAAAAGGACTGATGAAAATTCAGTCTTTTTTTTTAACTTTACAATTATGATGATAAGAAAAGAATGTTTAGGAACTAAGATAACAAAGAAGTCTCCGTATAACGCGGAGGTTTTTACGGTTGTAATTTCTAATGACCCTGAGAACTTTGAACTTTACAGAGTGTTACAGTTAGATGTATTTGAAACTAACATACCTGCAAAGGCAGATGTTATTGAAAGTGAAACGGTAGAGGTTGGAATTATCGAAGCGTTAAAACCAAAAAAGAAAAAGAAGGATTAGATGTTATTAACTAAGGCAACTGCAAATACAAACATCGCACTATCGTTAAAGGAAAAGACAACCCTTTACCCTGTGTATTATTTGTTTGAATTTCAGAACGACCAGACAAAAGTTAAGTACTATCAAATCTTTACAGACGTTTCAACTGTTACATACAATCAACGTGTTTGGAACATCTTTAACATTGAGGTTATAAATACGGGAAGCGGAGCAAACAAAATTATTTTAGGCAATACAGGACTTTATCATTATACAATTTACGAGCAGTCGAGCGCAGTTAATTTAGTTCCAACAGGACTAACGATTGTTGAGAGAGGGCAAATGAGATTAATTGACACTGAAAGTTCACAGTACGTTGCACATGAGATTACACTTACATACGTAGCACACCAAGTAACATTATAAGATGAGTACTTATTATTTTGGCAAGTCGGAAAAACTAGAAAAATTTGGAGCGTTAGAGCTTCCTGTTTTTAAAGTTGAGGCAAATAAAGATTGGGTAATTAACGGTACAATTAAAGGTTGGATTAACTTACAATCTCAGTACTACAATTTTCTTTACCAAACTTCAACTAAGCATCATGCTATTGTAGATTCTAAAAGCCGTTATACTTATGGTAAAGGTTGGGCGGTTGACGGTCTTGGACTTGGAACGGCAGAACTTATTGAATTAAAATCATTCCTTAAAAAGGTTGAAAAAAATAAGGTTACTCAAAGATGTATTTTAGATAGAATTATTCAAGGTGGATTTGCGGTTGAATTAATTTATGACGAGGCAGGTGAAAAGGTTTATCCTTATCATGTAGATTTTTCTTGTGTACGTGAATCAAAACCTGAATACGAAAAGGACGGTAAAACATTAAAACCTACTTTGTATTTTTATACATCAGACTGGAAGAAACAAAATCCAAAAACAAATTCAGACTTTGTAACGTTTCATGCTTTTGACCCAAACGAGAAAGCGGATTCAAGCAAAAGATATTTAGTTTACTATAAAGATTACCGTCCTGATTTGGGTGCGTATCCTTATCCTGAATACATGGGTGGACTTCCTTACATTCAAGCGGATGCAGAAGTAGGTAACTTTGTTTACAATAACGTTAAGAACGGATTTAGCGCAGGGTACATCTTTAACTTTTATAACGGTGATTTAACCGAAGACCAACGAGGGGCAATCGAAGCGCAATTAAAAGCATCTAAACACGGAACAGAAAACGCTGGTCAACCTTTTGTAGCATTTAATAACGCAGGTGATAAGGGTGTAGAGGTTTCGCCAATTCAAGCGAACGGTCAAGATGATAGATACAAACAACTAAACGAACAAATACGAGATGAGATATTTACGGCTCACGCTGTTTCTCCTTTGGTAGTTGGAATGAAAGGTGATAACGGATTCTCAAACAATGCAGACGAAATAAGAACGGCAGTAGAGAACTTTACCGAAGGGTATGTAAAGCCTGTACAAGATATTTTCAACGAGTTCATGAATGGTATAATTGACTTTAACGAGATTAAAGGGAATGTATACCTAGCAAGATTAGACCCAATACAAGAACAGTTATCTGAAGCAACGCTTTTACAAATCGCATCACTAAGTGAAATAAGAGATAAGGCTGGACTTCCAAAAATTGAAAGCGAAACAAATAAGATTGCAGATAGTTTAAAATCACTTTCTCCTTTGGTGGCTAACAAGGTATTGGAATCAATGTCCCCTGCCGAGATACGTTCTTTAATTGGGCTTGAAACAACTGAGCCAATAGTTAGAACAACAGTAACAGAATCAAAAGAATTTTCAAGTGATATAAATATCGGAATTAAAGACGAAGATTACGAACTTCTATTTTCTGAAGAACATCATTTTGCAAGTATCGAAGATGCGGTTTCCAAACAGGAAACTTTTAGACAAACATTCGCAAGTAAATTAGAGAGTTCAATTTTAGGGGCGTTACAAAACAATCCTGATTTAACTTCTAAAGAATTAGCGGAACTATTAAAAACTCCAAAAGGAACGATTAACAAAACATTAAAGTCACTTGAAACACAAGGGTTAATTAGTGGCGGTGTTGTAACTCCTGAAGGTGAACTTGAAATTGAAGAGTTTAAAATAGTTTATAAATATAAAGTACGTAACGACGTACCGCCTGTTGAATCAACTAGCAGACCATTTTGTATTAAGTACATGAGAATATCTCAAACACGTTCATTCAGTATTGAAGATATTAATTTGTTAAGTGCTTTAGAAGGTTATGATGTATTTGCAAAAAGAGGCGGGTGGTATCACAATCCCGATACGGATAAAACAACTGACTACTGCCGCCATGTGTGGGAACAACGATTAGTAAGATTAAAATAATTATGGCAAGAGGTTTATTTATATCAGAAACATTTGTAAAGGAAAATTCAGAGATTGACGAAAACGTTGATATGAAACTAATTAACCCAACAATTTGGTATTGTCAAAAAGAGTACTTAGAGAAAACTTTAGGTACTGTTTTGTATAACGATTTAATTGCTAAAGTAGTTGCGGGAACATTGGCAGGGGACGACCTTACTTTGGTTGACGATTATATTGCAGACGCACTTCTATTTTGGGTTAAACATGAAATTCAAGTACCACTTCTTTACAAGTTTAGAAACAAATCTGTAAACAAAAATACAGACCCTAATTCTCAACCCGTAGGATTTGAAGAACATAAATATTTAAAGGATTACTACAAACCAAAAGCACAATACTTTACCGAAAGATTAGAACTTTATCTTTGCGCTAATGAAGACTTATATCCTTTGTATTGTACAGAGAATGAGATAGACGAACTTTCGCCTAAAAGCACACCGCCACAAGTTGCGGTTTATTTAGGTGGCTCAACACGTACCCATTATGACGAAAACGGAAATTGTATTTACTGATAAGAAATTTAAAAACATTGATAAGAAGTTATTAAAAGTTTATGCTGACGTACAACCAAATCCTGAAGATAAGCCGAACGTTTCAACAAGCCGACCAAGTTCTAAAAAACTTCGGTAACGGTGCGGATGCTGATATGGTTTTACATAATCAGCAAAGCACTTATAAATATCCTTTAATGTGGATGGATGATTTGCCTGATTCACTTTCAGAAGGTTCAGAGGTTTATAGTTTTCGTGTTTGGTTCTTAGCCCCTGTTGTAACTTTAAAAGATAGAGATTCTGATTTGATGAGTACCAATGTGAATGAGGTTAAGTCGGATATGATTCAATGCTCAAATAACTTCATTGCATATTGGGTAAATCAAACGACTGCATACGATGATTTAGTTTTAGAAAAATCAGTATCGAGAAATAAAATTGAAGGATTAACAGACGATAATTTAACGGGGTGCTACATTGATATAACCTTTAGACAGAACTTCGATTACGATTGGTGTACTTTACCAATGGGCACGCCAACGGCTCAACCCGATTCATGCGCTCCTGTACTAATTTATGAAGACGGAATTTTAGTAGAAACGGTTGCGAGTGGTGGGACATATTCTTATGTAAGTGGAGGGGCTACAACGTACAATGTAATAGTTGACGGAGTTACTATTGGCACTTTATTAATGGATGGTACAAATCATAATATTACTTGGTAAAAAATGGCAGATTTAAACATAGGGTTTTCGGCAGTAGCCACAGGAACGGCAGACGTAATCACAGCGACATATTCACCTGCGATAACTTTAGCAGATAGACGAATAGTTTTTTTAACGGGGTGCGTTGCTAATACAACCACTACACCTACATTCAATCCTAATGCTTTAGGTGCGCAATTAGTAAAGGGTAGAGGCGGTTCGGTGCTTAAGATTGGTGCTTTGGTTGGTGATTGTATTTTGATTTACCACACAACAGGAACTTATTGGGAGTTTGTTACGTCTAACTTAACAGCGTCAACACTTGCTCAGGTTTTAGCAAACGGTCAATCAACAGGCGGTCAATCAATAGAATCAGCCAACGCTGAGTCTTTTGCATTGATAAATGATTCCTTTGGATTGCTTAGTAATGACAACGGTGCTACGGCTTCAAATGTAACGGTAGCAACAACAGGCACTAATACTTCGTTTTTAAATAACGGCACAGGGTTTGGCGGGTTTTCAAATATCGACGGAGTAAAAAACGAAATTCAACACGATTTACTAATTGATTTAGACGCTCCGAATGTAAACCTACCACAAGAAACTGCCTCGTTAATTTTGTCAACGGATGGAACTAAAAACATCAAGGGACTAGCAACAACAACTTATCCATCACTTACGGAGCTTAGTTATGTAAAAGGTGTGACATCTGCAATCCAAATACAGTTAAACGGTAAAGAACCATTAAAAGGCGCAGATGATAATTACGTTACAGATGCTCAACTTGTGGTTATTGCAAACACAAGCGGAACAAACTCAGGAAACGAAACAACAGCAACATTAGGAGCAACTATTAACGGAGCAGCAAGCGCAACACCGAATGATACAGATTTAGTTGTAAGCGTTGAAAGTTCGGTTGTAAAGAAAAATACTTGGACACAAATTAAGGCTTTCTTAAAAACTTATTTTGATACGCTTTATGTTCCTATTTCAACAGCAGTAAAAATCGTTCATAGCGCAGTTTCAGGACAAACAACTGTTACTGGAGTTGTGTCGAATGAAATTACGTATTCATTTTTGATTCCCGCAAACACAATGATTGTAGGGGACACGCCAGAAATAAACGCTAGATTTTCATTTATTAATTCTGGCGCTCCAGCTGGTAAAACAGTAAGATATTATATTAACACATCAGCAGTTATAGCGGGTGCTAATATTATAGCTACCAGTGGAATGACATCAGCACAACAAACACTTGAGATGTCACGAAGAATAACTATAAAATCATCTACCGTAACAGAAGTAAACCCACCAACGGTATCATCAAATTTTGCTGACAATGTTTATAGTGCTGTTCCAACTCAGTATAACATTAATTGGGCGGTTAACCAATATATTATACTAGCGATTCAACTTGGCGCAATTGCAGATTCAGGCGTAAACTCTTATGTTAAATTAACTAACAAATAAACCATGAACGAAAATTTAAGACAAATGTTTATCTCTGCTTTTAGAAGAGAAAGAACTATCAATTATATTGTAACGGGAGACAGCCTAAGAGGTGGTAATATGATTTTAGGAATGAAACCCTATTATCGTTCGATGTTTGCTAAGATTAATGTTAATGTTCCTTTTGGCGCACAGGCAGGGTTAACAGCAATAGATTGGATGAATAATGTTTCTTCTAATACTTCAGCTAGATTGTCTTATGCTATTGCCCAATCAATCGGTCTTAATGGTATTGATACGGTTCTTGAATTTAGTTTTGGAGTGAATGATTATAATGCAACTCCAACAGATTTACCACTGGTTAAATCAAAGATTTTAAACGCAATCAATGCGTATTTATTGGCAAAACCCAGCGCGACTGTAGTACTTGTTACACCGCCATTCACTGGTGACATGACAAAAACATTAGCCTTACGACAAATTTATATTGAGATTTCGGCAGAACTTAACCTGTTTATGGTAGATGCTTATGAGGCAACAAAAAATGTTCGTCCTTTCCTATCTTCTGGCGCTGGAACTGGGAACGCTTATTATCAAGAACACACGCACATTAATAACAATGGAGCGCGCAGATTGGTAAATTATATTATAAGTAAAATTGTACCGCCAGAACTTTTATGGAAAATCACACCTATTGAATATAGTCCAGTAGGAACAGAAACCGCACTAATCGAACAAGCGACTATTGACTCAACCGCAGGATTATGGAGCCAAACAACAGGAGTATCACAGCCGAATGCCGCTTGGCGTAGATTACAAGAAATAACGGTAGAACCAGATTCGATAATGAGAGTTGCTCACAAAGGAGCAAGACGCGATATTGTTTTCAAATCGGCAACAAATGTTATTTCTCTTTATGTTCTACCAGACCTTTTAATTGGTGATACTTCATGGCTTGTTAAGATTCCTTCTGACGTTGTGAGCATGAAGGTAAATATTTCCACAAGTGGTTCGTCTTACGATTTGCTTGGCGATGTTCCATCGGTTAAAAATGTTGTGCCGCTTCTTACTTACGATATGCCAGTTGACAAAATTAATATTGGACTTTAATGAGCAAAGAAGAATTGACAGATTTAAAAGCCTTAAAAGAGTGGGCTCTTGGTACGGAGTTTGACCGAGAGAAAGGATTTAATTATAAATTCAATACGCACTGTTTAGAGACAAACAAAAGACTTTGCTTGATTGAAAACAGATTAAAACATCGAAAAGAAAAGAACGTTTGTAGGTGGTTTAAAATCATTAATATTAATGTTTGCTAAGTAGATTATGGAACGGATAAAATGCACAAAGAATTTCTATCAGGATGAATTTATTTATGAAGGTGGGGACTTCAATTTAGTTGATTCAAAATTGGTAGTAGTTGCTCAGTGGTTGCGTGACACGTTAGGGAAGTCTGTAACGATAAACAATTGGGCAACGGGTGGACAGTATAAAGAATCAGGATTACGTTCGTTAGCGACAACTACCGGTGCAAAAAAAAGCGCACACAAAGAAGGTAAGGCAATTGATATAAAGGTTGCCGGAATGACAGCAAAAGAAGTTTTTGATTTCTGCTTATCAAAACAGATTGAACTTTACGCAATGGGTATTCGTGAGATTGAAGATAATAAATACACTCCAACGTGGACGCATTTAGGAACACGTGGCAATCACTTAGCGATTAAAGTTATTAAGCCATGAGACAATTCTTTACAGAGTCAAACGGTCAACTATCAATGATGAGGCTGTTGTCGTTTATGCTTGTTCTTGGTGGTATATTAATTGTTGCTATTGTGGTTTGGTTCAAGCTAGATGGCGGTCACTACGGATTAGAATTAGCTGTACTTGGAGTAATCGGCAAAGGCTATCAAAAAAAGATTGAAAATAATGTAGTTTAAATTAAAAACTTTTATGGCTCCTATTCAAACTATTCAAGGTAAATTAGTACAAAAAGAATGTGAGCGATTTAAAAGCACACCATCGTTAACATTAGCAAAAAAAATCTATAAAGAAAATTCCGAACTATTTAAGAGCGTTGAAAACGTAAGAACTTTAGTTAGAAGTTATCGGGGCGCGCACGGAAAACAACATAAAGAAGAAAAAAAAAGAAGTAATCTTTTAGTGGAATACACACCTAAACAACTTCCTGAATCACACGCTGAAACTTTTGAGCCTTACGTTATATCACAAAGCCGTGTTTTAATTATCTCAGATTTACATTTTCCTTATCAAAATAACGAGGCTATTGAATTGGCAATTGATTACGGAGTTGATAAAAATGTAAACTGTGTTTTAATCAACGGTGATTTGTTTGATTTTGCGAGTATATCAAGACACGAAAAAGATTGGCGTCAACGAAGCGTAAAGGACGAATTTGATGCCGTTAGAATGTTCTTGGATTACTTACATGATAGACTGCCAAAAGCGAGGGTTATATTCAAAGAAGGTAACCATGATGAACGAATGGAAAAATGGCTATTCCACAAGGCACCTGAGTTCTTTGATATGGATGAATTTAGGCTTGAAGTATTACTTAAATTAGGTGAGCGCAAAATTGAACACGTAAAGGATAAGCGTCCAATAAAGATAGGAAAATTGAACGTATTGCACGGACACGAATTGCAAGGCGGCGGCGGTGTAAATCCCGCACGCGCTACGTTTTTAAAGACAATAGACAACGTATTGATTGGTCATTGCCATAGAAGTTCCCAACACACAGAGCCTACATTTGCGGGTAACGTAATCGTGACGACTTCAATAGGTTGTTTATGTGGTATGTACCCTATGTTTGCAAGGGTAAACAAATGGAATCATGGTTTCGGCTATGTAGATTTGGATGTTAAGACGGGTGATTACGTTTTGCAGAACTTGAAAATTATTAACGGTAAAATCTTTTAGGATGTTGTTACGGTTAAAAATAAGAAACGAAGACGGTGAAGATGTCGGCTATGTTATAAATCCGTTTAGGGTAATTTACATGATGCCTAAAAGCGTAAAGAATATAGAGGCGGGTACGGTTTTATTATTGTCGAATAATGATGAGTATTTTAGTCCGTTGTCAATTGATGTTGCACAGGCTCGCTGGGATGAGGCTTTGGAGCGTGCTTACACGGTTATTATTGCTAATGTAATTGCGGAAGAATTGGCAAATGAAGAAGAAGAATAATTGAACAGTTCTGGATTTCCGAATTAATGCGTTTCGTCTAATTGGTAGGATGGTTCTTTTTAGAATTGGATAGGGGTTCGACTCCCTTAGCGCATTACTAACAACTATGTTACTAACAACCTTGTTACAAAATTATGAAAAAAGAAATCTTAATAATTATTTTGTTGTTCGCATTAAGCGGAATTAATTTGTGGTTAAATTTGCGCCCTGATGAGAAGCAAATTGAAGACCCGAATTACGAAGTTTATAAACTCAAATTTGAAACGCTACAAAACCGTATTGATTCACTTCGAGTACAAGTGATTTCCTTCGAGCAAGAAACTGATTCAATAAAAATTCAAATCATAAACGATGAAAGCAAAGTTGACCATGCTAGTAATAATGACGTTGATTCAATGTTCAACGCTTTATTCACAAGGCACAAATAACGACCGGAATTTTTCACCTAACGATTCTCTAAAATGCTTTACCTATCCACAAGCAAGGGAACTTTTGAAACTAGCCCTAAAGGGTGAAAAGGTCGATTCATTAATTTACTTTTACGATGCACGTATTGATTTGCT